TCCCCGAACTGCAAGAACACGTCTGGATTGAGGGCGATCGGGCCGCGCTGGGTGCGGTACACCTTCACCTGCATGCCCGCTTCGCCGTTGGCCCAGCCCTGCTGGTTGATGTTGTACCGCGCGTTGGGCATGACATCGTCGATGAAGTCGGTGTCGACCCCGGTCGGCATGTACATGTCCGTCGCGAGCCCGTAGTTCGGGGCCTCGTTGATCAGGCCGGCGCCGTAGTTCACCTCGTCGCCGGTGAGCGGCCGGCCGCGGAGATCGCGGGTGTGGGCGATCTGCTGATCGTAGCCCCGGATGGAGCTCCCGAGCAGCGTGGCGTTGCCGATGAAGAGGTATCGCTCGAGCATCTGGAGCGTCCACATGGTCCCGCCGATGGTCTGGTGCGTCTCGGCGTTGTTGTGCGCCATCCGCACGAGGGAGGACACCAGCGAGTATCGCCTGGTGCAGCCCATGTGCTTGATGGTGGCGTACATACGTTCCCAGGTGCTGTCATCCTCTCCGGGGAGATCACCCTCGGAGTGGAAGAACTCGACTCCCGAGCCGTGCTGCCGGAGCACGTTGTACTCGTTGACCGTGTTCCAGACATCGTCCTTCAGCAGCTGGGGCCAGAGCTTGAGGTGCTCCATCCGGTAGCTGAGGTTGTACAGCGTCGCGTCCAGTGACTCCGGACGGAGCGGAAAACCAGACCCGGCCACTGCGCCTGGGGTGTTGATGTCGGTGCCGGCGGTGAGGGCCTTGGAGAAGTCCGAACCGATGTCGGAATCGGCCCACGGCCCGAACGGCATCGGATCGCCGAACTGTCGGAAATCGGTCGTCTGAGGGAACATGTAGATCCTCCTCTATGGTTGTTCGGGCCGCTCGGCTACTTGCCGAGAGCCTTGCGGATCTCGTTGTCGAGCGCCGGAGGGATGCTCCCCCCGCCCTCGAGAGTCGTGATCGCGAACTGGAGATCGATGCCCGTCACGGGGTCCACCCCGTTCCGGTTCATCATGTTCATCTTGGTGAGTCCGGCGAGCCGCTCGCCCTTGCTTAGCTGCTCGCCCTGGTTCTCCACGCCGAACCCGCGCTGGAGCTGCCGCGCCTGGGCCGACGTGGGGACGGACTGCCGTCCGATCGGCGTCTTCTCGACGCGCTCGAGCCTGTCCGAGAGGGCCTTCAGCAGGTCGCCCTGGTCGGAGATGACCTTCGCCTGCTCCCCGACCACGTTCGCCACGGCGACCATGCCCTTGGCGAGCTCGCGGTTGAAGCTCTGGGTCCTGGCGAATCCCTTCTCTACCGACTCGTTGACCTCATCCAGGCTGCCACCGAGGAAGGTGGCGAAGCGCTGCAGGAAGCCACTGACATCGACGCCAGCCGGGTCATCCTGGGGCGCGGAAGCGATGTCCGGATCGTCGGACGCCATGTCGGCATAGGACCGCTCGAGGGGCTCGTCGTTGTTCTCCGGGGTCCGGAGGTACCCCATGAGCTCCTCGCGCTCGTCGTCGTCGAGCTCGCCCTTGGCGAGCTTCTCGGACAGCACCTGGCGCCGGTCCGCGACGCTCAGATCGACGCCGTCAGCGATCGCCAGAGCGCGGTCGAACGCCTTGGAAAGGTCTTCCTCGGTGTAGGCCTTCTTGGCCTTCTTGGCCTTCTTGGCCTTCGGGGGCTTTCCCTTGCCCGCTCCCTTGCCGGCCGATGTCGATGCCCGCATGCTTTCCTGGATGTGCCCTTCCTCGGCCAAGGCGGCGAACACGGCCTTCTGCTGTTCTCGGTCCATGCTCGAGACCGCTCGCTTCGCCTTCACCAGATCGTCATCGGTGAATCCCTTCTCCTCGTCCTCCTCCTCCTCGTCGTCGTCCTCCTCCTCGTCGTCCTCGTCGTCGTCGTCCGTCTTCTTGAGGGGTTCCTGCTGGCCGCCGTTGGCCTTGTCCTGCTCGGCTCCGATGTCCTTGTCGCCGGGCTTCATGTCGCCCTCTCCCTTGGCGAGCCCTTCGGCGTTCTGCACGATCGGGGCGAGGCGACCTTCGAGCGCCGCAACGACTGCGGCATCCGACGGGGACTGCGGGGCCATCGTGGGGGTCTTGTCGGACATGTTCGTTCTCCTGATCAGATCGCTTTTGCGAGTTGCACGATGCGACATGCCAGCTCGAGGCTGTAGCCGCGCTCCATGAGGTGATCGACCGCCTCACCCGCAGTCATCTTCTTCCGCTTCTTCCGCTTCTTCTTCGTCGTCGGGCCGGCCGCGTTCGTCGAAGTTCCCTCGAGAGATTCTGGCCGCAGAGCAAACCCGGACCCTGGCACCGCCCCGGGAGATGCCACGTCGGCGCCAGCCATCAGCGCCTTGGTGACCGTCTCCATTCCGGCGTAGGGGTTGATCGGGTTCGGCGTGATTGCGACGTTTCGGACCTTCGCCTTAGAGATCGTCCTTCCGTCGTGGCCCGTCCGCTGCTCGATGGCCCCCTCGACGGAGAACCCGAGCTTCCTCGGCGCGTTGTTTCTGATCAACGCGTCCTGGAGCTCCCAGATCTGGTTTGCCGGACCGTAGTCACGCAGAAGTTCTCCCTCAACGTAGTGTCCCTTCTTCCCATCGCTCGTGACACGTTTCTCGAGGAGAGTCGGCCAGCCAACGGCGCCAGAGGTCGCCTTGCTGTGGTTGTCGTTGAACCAGCCATAGGACATGAACTCGGTGAAGTCGAGCCCGTCCTGGAGAAGCGTCTCCTCCTCGCGGTCCTTGTGCTCGGTCGTGACGAATCCCTTGACGACTCGACGGCCGTCAGCGCCCTTGACGAATTCGACCGGAATGAAGAACTGGAAGTCTCTGGCCATGGGCAAGGCATCCGCAGACACCCCGCCTCTCAGTCGATTGACCAGGCCCCAAGGTGGTTGTTGAGGCCAACATGAATGGCGCTTTCTGAGATGTCAAGAAAATTTGGCTGGGCGGATCACAAGACGGGGGGCTTGCAACATGCGCACAGTGAGCGATCCTAGCGTCATGTCCACGTCCACGTCCCCCCCGCAGTGCTGACAGACGATGGTAGCGTGTCCCCCAATGCCCTTGAATACAACGATCTTGGTCCTGATCTTCACGGCGCCGTCTGTCCCGAGTTGGATCACGCGACGCTTGCAGTTCGGGCACCAGATCGTGGGCGTCATGGGGTCCACCTCTGGAGGTCACGAGCTGCGATCGCGCTCTCGGTGAGCGCCTCTTTCTGGGCCGCTCGCCGCTGCTCGGCCGCCTCGATCACGTCCCGGCGGAGGTCGGACAGGTCGTCGACCATCGGGTTCTCCCGCGGCGGGGGATTCGGCTGCGCCAACGGTTTTCGGATCGGGGGAAGCAGCGCCGCCGGGTCCACGATCAGCCGTCTCCGCTTCGTCTTGCGCTGAAGCGCGACGTACTCCTTCATCCACTCCATGAGGCTGGTCAGGTCGATCAGCCTCTCGACGCGAGGCCGGGGGTCCGTGAGAAACGCTCCGCTTCCGACGGAGCCGAGGTTCTGCGGGCCCGAGTAGGCGATGCCCTCGAGCACCTCGCCCTTCTCGATCCGCTTGCCGCGGTAGCGGCCAGCGAGGAGATTGCGACGGAACGTCTCGATCGGGATCTCGTCGATCCACCCGAAGAAGTCCGGCGTGTCGTAATGCGCGAGGTATGCCCGTTCCGCCTCAGAACGACTCTCTACACCCAGGATCACCTTGTCCTCGTCGTACGCTTTGAACTCGGGAGCCTTGAGTTGATGGACGACGTAAACCATCGGCGCATCCTGATTCGGACCGAGGAACACGTCGATCTTGTCCCCATCGACGTGGTCAGCCTGGGGCAAGCAAATGTATCCGTAGGCCATTTGCATAAGTGTGAGACCTTCCTGGCCACTATTTGGATCGTGCCACCGGCGATATGTTCCCTTTCTGTTTTCTACAGAAATCGGAATCCCAGCATACATTGTTTTGTAATGTAGTTTGTGAGACTTTGCGATTTGTGCTACTTCGGATACGTGAGAAGGCTTCCGGTTACTACCGATACGATGTGGAGACTGTACTCCACGGGGATCAGTTTTAGGATCCCAGTCACCAGCAAAATGACCGGAAAGTTTGTCGTGCGCGCCTTGCGCACTGCCGGAATGCTTTAGCGCTTTCTCGAGCGTCGCCGCCGGCGAGGCTTTCTCCTCACCCTCGGCCTTCGGCGGCTCTAGCTCGCCGTCTTCGGTGACGGTCCATCCCCCTGGGACACGTAGGAGCTCACAACGGCAGTTATGGCTCAGAAAGCCATCGACAACGTAGGATTCATCCTCCAAGACAGCCAAATTGAACACATAACCTGCCCATTCCCTGGTATCCACATTGGCAATTTGCCGTGGTATAAAAAGATTATGGGAAAAATCAAGGCGGTGCCAATTGAAGAAGTTGTGCGACTCCACTTCGCGGAGGGTCTGACTGTAGAGCAGATAGCTCCCCGATTTGGGGTCAGCCGCAAGACCCTGGTCGCCAGAATGAACGAGGCCGGTTTTACGCAGCGCTCGCGTTCTGAAGCGTTGCAGCTCCGCATGGACCGCTCGTCCAAGAATGAGCGTCAACGGCTCACCGGCGCCGCTCACGAGGCTGCCCGGGGGCGGATTGCTTCGGAGAAAGAGATTGCTAGCCGGCTGCGGCGATACTATGAAGGTCGGTCCCTCTCCGATTTCGAGGAGCGTGTAGCCGAGAGACTTCAACAGGTCGGCATCAATCCGCTGCACAACATCGTTGTTGGTCGATACCTGATCGATCTGTGCCTTCCGGATCGAAAGATCGCCATCGAAGTTGACGGCGGCAATTGGCACACCACTGCCAGAAAGCAAAAGCAGGATACTCTCAAGGACCGGTTTCTTTGCCGACGAGGCTGGACACTCTTTCGCATCCAAATCCGCAAGGCGCGCATGGGAAGAGATCTGGACAAGGTGAGTGCCCTTGCGGATGCCATCCGCGCGGTTCCAATGCCCGCACGCGAAAGCTAGAGGATGATCCGCCGTCACGGTCAACAACCGATCAAGCTCGACTACCGCGCCAGAGTACCAGCGCGAGCTAACCTCGGTCACCGGGCGATATCTACCCCGGTGCGTCAGAACCAGATCTCCGACCTTCACCTCTTCAGCCCTGACGTTCCCTCTCCGGGTTAGTACCATCGATCCAGGTAGGAGACAGTGTGGATGGACCGTTCCGATCGTAGGCTTCCACTCGGCCTGCTTGCGCCCAACGTTCGTCCCCTGGGCGCCCCACCAGGAGGCAGAACGAACTATTGGACGTCCGTCAGATCCGAGGTATAGTGCCCGGCACCTGTCGCAGGCACCGGGGTCAGGGACCTTGCAGAGGAGTGTTTCGTTTCCGTCCCTGGTCACCGCCGCTTCATAGACGCCCTCTTCGTGAGCTGTCTGCATCTCCGTATTGGCAATGCGCTCCCAGTCTCGCGTCCAGTCCTCGGACGCCTGCCGCAGGTTTGATCTGAGCTGACC